GTGCATGATAAGCTGGCGTTGGATGCGAAGAACGAGCTGTCTATCGATCCCTCCATTGCAGGATTGGGGGGTGAGGATGAGTTGACTGTTGCATCGTTCGTTCAGAGAGAGTCGTACTTGGTCGGAGTTGACTGGTCTAGTGCTTCCCCTCCTGATACCCCTCTGTTCACGAGTGTGGTTTTGCCGCAGTTGACATTCTACAGTGGTAATACGATTGATTTCACGCCTATGTCCCTGGTCTCAAACATGTTTCGCAACTGGCGTGGCGACATTATCTTCCGCTTCAAGTTTATCGCATCCCCCTTTCATAAGGGGCGTGTGCGCATCAGTTACGATCCTCAGTCGACAGCCATCCAGACTACAGGAGATACTGGACCTTTCGTGTTGAATAGGATCGTAGACTTAGGAGCGGAGACTGATGTCGAGTTTAGGGTACCGTACCAACAGGCGCTTCCATGGTGTTACACTCTCGCAAGTAACCAAACGCAGGTGTTTTCTACTTCGACTTCACCTACGTTAACCATGACCGACACCTTCCATAACGGAATGCTTTCCTTGAAGGTGTTGACTGCTTTGACGGGACCGACAACAACCGCTAGCGTGGGTGTGCAAGTATTTGTTCGTGGCGCAGAGAATTTGGAGTTCTCAAACCCCTCATCTGCTCCATCCGATCTTTCACCCTATGCGATCCAGTCTGAAGAGTACTACGACAAGGGTAACGTTGTTTCCGATGACATGGGAGATGTGTCGGATGCTTCTGCTCATCGTGCGTTGGTCAACTTCGGTGAAAGTGTGAGATCACTTCGGACGCTGATACGACGTCATAATTTGTTGGACACGACGTATATCGGCCCACCAACTGCGACTACTGCTGGAGTTTATCGAATTGACCAGACACGTTTCCCTGCGTACTATGGATACGATCCGTCCGGTTGGAACTCGGCTAAGGGTATCAACGTCCCAGCTTCGAACTTCAACTTCAACTTCCTCAACGTTACTCCTTGGCATTTGCTTGCCCCGTGTTTCCTTGCGCAGCGAGGGTCCATGAATTGGGTTTTTAACCCCAGTAAAGGTTCGTTGGGAATTGTATCGAGAGTTTCACGCAACAATCTCACGTTCGGTACGTACTCCAACCAGTATGTGTCTTCGCCAAGCACTACAATCAACTTGGTTGAGGCGGCGTATTGGAAGAACTCACGCTCGACCGCTGCCGGTTCGTCTCTGACGCACACCAACACCACGTCTGGCCACGCGATAGTGGCTCCAAGTTACTCGGCTTTCAAATTCCAGTCAACCAGACCGCAGGGTTCTACCAACCCTTCAGCCATCGGTTCGGCTAGTTATGATGGCACTGTGTACGATACGCTTTCCGTGGAATTCCCTTATGACGCGAACAACAATTCGCTGAATGGAGTAACCATAGAACGATACTTCGGCGTCGGCGCAGATTATACGTTGCACTTCTTCATGAATTGTCTAACGTTGTTCTACGTTAATGCTGCGCTTGTCGTTCCAGCTTAAGTACAGAAACAGTAACTTACATGTTCTGATGTAGCAG